TTTGACGAATGCGACAAATGCGCTTGAAGCTGCAAATTCAAAAGCAACTGTCACGGTTTCGTCGTCTGCACCAAGCGATCCGAATGCCGGAGATATCTGGTACGACAGCTCAACCACCCCGGCGCAAGCGAACGTGTGGAACGGCACCGATTGGGAGCCAGCGGACGCAGCCGCACAGAGCCAGGCACAGGCAGCGCTTGACGCAGCCAACGCCGCGAGCGCACTCGCTGGCACAAAGGCCGTCGTCACGATCAGCGGCACGATCCCCGCGAGCGCAGCGAAGGGAGACGTGTGGCAGGACACGGCGCTAACGCCACAGGTCACCTACGTTTGCAAGACGGCGTACGCCTCTGGCGGCACCGTGGCGACCAACTGGCAGCAGACCGCCGATCCTGTGGCACAAAGCGCTGCCACAAGCGCACAGAGCACCGCTAGCACCGCGCTTACCACAGCACAGGCCGCAGCGGTCACGAAGACGCTCGCGAGCATTCCGGCGAGTGCGAAACTCGGAGACTTCTGGTACGACACAGCGGTCACACCACAGGCAACGTTCATTTGTACGACGGCATATTCAAGCGGCGGTTCGCTTTCGGATTGGACCGCTGTAGATGCCGCAGCACAGCAGATTGCGAACGATGCCGCAACCGCCGCGAGCACAGCTCAGACAACGGCGAATACGGCGAACACTGCTGCTGGAAACGCGCAAACGACTGCTAATCAGGCCAACACCGCAGCGGGGAATGCACAAACCACCGCGAACTCAAAAGCCAAGAGCACTTATTCGAGTACGGTCCCCGCGAGTGCTGCTGTCGGTGATTTGTGGTTTGACACTGCCGTGACGCCTAAGGCGTCTTTCATGTGCATCACGGCATATTCATCTGGCGGAAGTATTTCGAATTATCTTGCGCTTGATACCGCAGCGTTGAGCGTTGCGAATGCGGCTTCGACTGCTGCATCGAACGCGCAAACTACAGCAAACAACGCCAATACAGCGGCTGGAACAGCGCAGACAACCGCGAACAGCAAGGCGAAGGGCTACGTACAGAACACAATTCCCACGAGCGCGAATCTCGGGGACGTGTGGACGGATACCGCGCTGACACCACCGCTCGTGTACACATGCTCCACGGCGTACTCCTCCGGTGGCACGGTTGCCGCAAACTGGAAGCAGGCCGATGCTGCTGCATCGAATGCAGCCGCTACCGCACAGAGCACTGCGAACGCTGCACAGAGCACGGCCAACGGCAAGAACAAAGTGCAATACAGCACAAGCGCACCAACGACTTCTAGCCCTGGCATTCCCGGTGACATCTGGTTCAAGTGGGACTCGTCACACATTATTCAAGCGCAATATTTCTGCACCGCTGGCACAGGAACATCGAGCGGAAACACGTGGTCGTCTTCTCAGATCACCGGCGCGGTTCTCACGAATCTCGATGCAGGCACGATCACCACAGGTTCGCTCAACGGTATTGACATCACGTTGACATACGGCAATGCCACAATTTCGCTGAATCCCTCGGATCAGTACACCGGCAGCGGTCAGGCTGTTATTCAGATGAAATCGGGCATCAGCTCAACGTGGGAAACGCTTCCTGCCGCGATTTATTCTTCGTGGGAAGAGGACACGCAGAACGAGACATCTTTCGATGACCGCCTTACCGTTGTGGGACCGTCCGCAAAGGTTGGCTCTACGAATCTCGGCTATGCATCGCTTCAGCTAAGCGCACAAAGCTCAGATACGACGAAGCCGACCGACAAGGAATACTCGAACGTCACTGCACAGCTTTTCGCAGACTGGATCGATCTGTCGGCCAACAACGCAGGTGCATCTCTCGGGCCTGACGGCAACGCCAGCTTCGGCGTCATCGGCGGTCTCGGCGGTCAGGTCCAAGTCGGCGCGGGTGGTGTTTCCGCTGGAAACCTGTTTATCGCAGATGATGATGGAATTCAGATTGGACCGTGGGCCAGTAATTCATCTGTCGGCGGAATCTACATCGACACGAGCGGTAACGTGCAGATTCCGCAGGTTCCCACACAGCCGTATCACGCAGCCAGCAAAGCGTACGTAGACGACTATTTCACGGATAGTGGCTGGATTACTGTTGGCTCTGGTGGCACAGCTCCGGCCTACGCGAGCGGTATGTCTGACGGTAATACTGCTGCTGACTATCGCACGAGATTCCGTAAAGTTGGAAATTGGGTTACGGTAGCACTCATGTGCACTAAGGGTGCGACATCCGTTAATATCTTTACACTCCCCGCAGGATATGCCCCTACATATACGATGATTACCGCAACATGGGGGACTACAGGTGTTCTATCTGGTTTCATTATTCGGCCAACCGGCTCTGTGGAGTGGGTTGCTTCAGCGCTAACTAATGGGTCTTATTACGGTTCTGTCACCTATTATGTCGGATAAATAGTCCAAAAGAGCTATGGAATACTGCCTAGTAGGATGAGTCGGCATGAGCCCTTGGAGACAGCGCTACATCACCACACGGCGGCACCCCCTCGCGTTCGCTGCGTTCCTTGTCACGGCGACCCTCGGCCTGATGTACGCCGTGGGCCTTCTCTCGACCTCACCGACGTTCGACGGCGTAGCGCACATCTGGCGGCTGCTGTGGCGCTGGGAGATGGTCACAGGCGGTCTCGGCGGCGTTCTGGCGCTCTCTCTGCCCCCGCGCACGTCTCCGCGCTGGCCGGACCTCGCGGACATGCTCCGCTTCGAGGGCATCGCGGCGCTCGTATCCGGCATCGGTCTCATCACCTATGGCACGGGCATCATCATGGCGTTCGGTGTGCACCGGGGTACAACGACGTGGGCACTCCTCTACATCCTTGGAGTCGGGATGCTCTATCGTGGTATTCAAGCTCTGCATGAATCGACTGTTACGGAGCGCATGGCTGTCTTGGCGAAGTCACTTCGCGAGAAAGACACAGAACTAAGAAATACCGAAACCTACCAGGCTACAATTGACGAAGCCAGGGTAGGGGAGGAAAAGAGCGATGGATAACGGGACGCTTCTTGAAGTGCTAACCGCTTCAGGAGTTCTCACAGCTATTTCAGAGACAATCCGGTGGTATCTCGGAAGAGGAAAAACGCGCGTTGATTCCGCGCAGGTAGTGCAGGGCATGGCTTTGGATTTGCTGAAGCCTTTGCACGAAGAAGTGAATCGTTGTAACAAGGAAATCACCGACCTTCGGGGGAAAGTGCGCGAGGTTTCCGACGATCTGGATGCGGTCGTGCAATGGGCGCTGACCGCTCGATCGATCCTCGATGCCAACACCCTTCCCTATCCGGCGCTTCCGGCCCCGCTTCGAGTCGTACAGGATTCCGCATGAACATCACGCTCTTTGACGCAAACATCAAGTCTAATCCTCGAATGACGGCGGCTCATGAAAAGGCCGATATCGAGAAGGTATTTGACAAAGCGAAGAAGCAGAATGCTGATTTCATCACGTTTTGTGAAATCGCTTATCCGCGAATGCGAAAGGCAGTCAAGAAGGCCGCGAAGAAGCACGGCTATGGATACGCCGGGGCACATGCCGGGTCTGAGAACGTGGTGTGTTGGCGAAAGTCGATGTGGAAGAAGAATCGTTCGCTCGTGAAGTTCCTGACTTCCGGTATTGCGAAGCTGACACCAACGCGCACGGGCACATGGGTGACTTTCAAGCCGGTGAACGGTGTCAAGGTCGGTGTGATGGGAACGCACCTTGTGAACCGCTGGCAGAACAAGAGCGATGCCCGTTACGCCACTCGTCACAAGCTGGCGAACACCGAGATTGCGAAGCTCTCGAAGAAGCTCAACAAGGCCGCAGCAAACGGACACTATGCAATCGTGAGCGGCGACGTGAATGCGCCGGAGACGATGGTGCAGTGGGCCACGGGAACGCACGAGCAGGTCAACTTTTGGCCGCACGAGGGTGGCGACATGCAGAAGATGATGCAGGCCGCGATCATTCCCCCGCACGGCCATACGGTGCTTCGAGGCAAGCACGACGCGATCCCGCTCAGTGAGCTGAACACGGATCACCCGGTGCCATACGGTTCCGTTGTGGTGTAGCCTCCAAGCACCGCGTGATGCAGTGCGATGACACGGGTAACATCAGGTCGCACCGGAGAGACGACTAAGGCTCTCAAAAGCAAAACCCCCGGATTATGGGTCCGGGGGTTTTGTCGTTCTATCGAGGCTTCTTAGCTGGAATCGCGAGGAACAAGCCACAGAACAGACCGGCTCCGATCAGGGACCACGGTGGCGGCAGCAGGTAGCCGAAGGTGATGCCGACGAACGGGATAGCGACGAGACGCCACATCGTTATGACCGCTTTCCCTGAGCGGAAGGAAGGCTCGACAGGACGCGGAGCGCAGTGTCAGCCGAGCGAACGATCCCGCCGCTGCCTTCGGCGATGAACTCCCGGCGCATCATTGGGCTGGTGTAGTGCTTGGCGTCGCTGGTGAGGTCGGCCAGTGCCTCAGCGTCCAGGTCGAATGTGATCGTGCGTGCGGTTCGCTTGACCTCGGCGGCGGCGTAGTCCTCGTATCCCGCGCAACGGGTGAACCAGTCGAGTCCGTAGCGCAGCGGGATCGTCACCCGTGTCACCTTCTCGCCCGAACGTTCAGTCATCGCTTCTCACCGTCTCCTAGATTGAAGTTTGATCTTGGCACAAGTCTAGTCGTTTAAACGATGTTGTCAAGTGCTAGACAGGGGCAAGTTTATCGCGTAGAGTGCTGTGTATGGAGTCGAACGAAAACTACATGACACTGTTGAAGGGCGCACTGTCTCATCGTGGAACAGATAGTGAATCTCTCCGAGGAGTTGGCCTGGTGGTGGGTTTCCGTGATTGATCCGCAGCCACTCCCGGCATTCACTATCAACCCGGAAGCCACAAAGGCGCTTCAAAAGAGCATCTCGAAGGCGCTCCGTGATCTTGCGGTTGCAACAGAGTCCTTCATAAACAGTCTTCGCCGCATGCGTGCAAATGACGCAAGTATCGTTCTGCGCGTTGGTGTACGTGAGCAGGTGCGCGGCGCAATGCTCGACAACTTTGAGTTGATGAACCAACAGCGCGTTCAACTCATCCTTTCCGGCGCTATGCCGGAGACGCGTTACATGACGCCGGGGAATCGTGCGTACGTTGCCGCACAGGTGATTCGAGGTTATGTAGAGCACCATGACGGAGAGCTTTGTGGTCCAAGTCTTATCGCGCATCGTTGGGACGAGGCAATCCGAACGGCGATATACATCTCGTGACTGAGCGACACACCCGCATCCAAGAACTTGACACGAGCGTTTAAACGCATAGACTTGTGCCAACGAGCTGAACCGCCGCTACCTAGGAGTCGAGATGTACGCAACTGAGGACCCGAGCCGTTTCTTCGAGTACCCGCGCCAGGGCGACGAGCCGGATGAGGATTCGGCGTTGGCCGAGTACGACCGCCGTATCGAGGAGCAAGAGTTCAACGAGCGCTACGAGAACGAGATGGGATCGAATCGATGAGCATGAAGATCGATCCTTCTGCCGTGCTTGCTGTTGTCTCTGAGCAGGCAATGCGTATTGCTCAGTTGGAGCAGGAAGTGGACTCTTTGACGAAGCAGCGCGATAACTTCAAGAATGCTTTGGAGCAGATCGGCCGCGAGCGTGAGGAAGCCGCAATGCAGGCAGATCCCGGCTTTGCGGATTTCGGAGACTAGCGACATGCTTAGTATCGTCTTTCTTGCCGCTGGCATTTTTGTGCTTCTGTTCTTCATCGGTGAGTGCATCTACTATTTGGTGCAGTCGAGGAAGCACCCGATCCGACCGAAACCGGATTACGCGAAGATTGCTCGCATGGAGGAAGCTTGCGGTATCGGTCAGCCGAGCTACCCGAACATCAACATGCTCGATGCGCAAAAGCGTTACAGTGGATTCAGCGAATGGCGTGCACCGTCGTTATACTAAGACTTGCGTGAGCGTCAACGAGGTAAGCAAGGGACATAGGCCCTCGAAGTCCGGTCATGATGGTCTCCTAGAGGGTTCAATCCCTGCCTAGCCGGTACTGCGCAATACTCGCAAGCGAAACCCCTGCCGCGTTCCACCCGGTGGGGGTTTCGTCATGTCCCGGTATACTGCGCAAGTGAGCTTCTTCTCTGACTACACAGGCGCAATGGACGTGTTCACGTCTCTTGCTGACCGCTGGGGAGAAGTGAATGACTACCTGAAAAATCCGGTCGCATGGGTTCAAGACAAAGGCGAATCCATGTGGTCGAAGCAGCGAGAAGTGCTCGAATCAATTCGAGATAATCGTTATACGGGGGTTCACGCTTGTCACGGTGTCGGAAAATCGTGGATTTCTTCACGAGCTATCGCATGGTGGATCGACTCACACACCGTAGGCACCGCATATGTCGTCTCGACAGCCCCTACCGCCGCACAGGTGTCATCTGTGGTCTGGCGCGAGGTCATCGATATTCACCGTAAGGCGAAGCTAGCGGGACGAATTACCCGGTCTGGTTATCCGTTGTGGAATATCGACGGGATCGAGGTCGGTATCGGCCGAAAGCCTGCCGACTATCAGGATTCTGCATTTCAGGGACTTCACAGCCCCCACATGCTCGTGATCGTGGATGAGGCTTGCGGCGTCTCACGAAAGATGTTTGATGCCGTCGATGCCCTTGTGACAAACGACAATGCGCGTGTTCTCGCGATCGGTAACCCCGACGACCCGAGCAGTCATTTTGCTTCGATCTGTCGACCAGATTCTCCGTTGAATTCTGGATGGAACATCATCCGAATCGACGCATTGCGTACGCCAAACATGACGCGCGAGCAGGTCTCGAAGTATCCGCTTTTGAAAGCGCTCATGGAGGCCGAGAACATCCCATACAGCGAGGAAGATGTTCCGGTTCACGTTCACGACAATCTTGTAAACGCCGAATGGGTCAATGAACGCATCATGCGTTGGGCCGGGGTTTCGGACCGAATCTTTGAGTCTGGCTTGGACTATGAATCGATCAAGACGAACATTCAAGCCGCTTGTGCGAATTCGAGTATCTTCACTGCAAAAGTGCGTGGTCTGTTCCCCGAGTCCGCTACCGAGGGGATCATTCCGCTCGGTTGGGTACAGCGATCGATGGAGCGTTGGACGAACCTGAATGCTGACGACCGCCACGCCAGCTTGAAGGCTCATCAACCCGGCGTTCATATCATCGGCGTCGATGTTGCGCGCTCTGGTGAGGATGAGACGGTTTTTGCGCATCGTTATGGCTCGCATATTGAGCGGTTGGAGCGAATGCACATCGCGGACACGATGGAAATTGCTGATCGAGTTGCCGTGTATTTGCATGAACCGCAATCTATTGCTGTTATCGATATCATCGGTCTTGGTTCTGGCGTCTACGACGCATTACGTCGAATGAAGAATCAGGGGAAGATCGTAGGCACTCCTGTTCCGTTCAATGCAGCTAAGAATAGTCAACGGCAGGACCTTCTTGGCGAGTTCAAGTTTTTGAATGACCGAGCCGCCGCATGGTGGAATATGCGAGAGTTGCTTGATCCTTCGCGTAACTCGAACATTTCGTTGCCAAATGATGAAAATCTTCTCGATGAGTTGATTGCGCCGAAATATCGTTTCAATGCAGGCGCGCACATGGTGGTTGAGTCGAAGGACGATATCAAGAAACGATTGAATCGATCAACTGACTCCGCGGATGCTGTGCTTGCAGCTTTTTGGGTCAGTGGTTCGGCGTCGAATCTCGAATTCATGTCGTATCAGAATCCGCCACCTGGCAAGGGTGCGGGTTTTAACTACGATGGTTACGACCCATTCACAGACGAAGACATGTACATCAGCGCGGGCCAAAGTACGATGTACGGGAGCAGCGCCGGAGCCGGGCTAGAGCATGGGCCGGGCCGCTGGGAAAGCAATGACGACGATTGGTGGGCATAGTGGTCGCGGAAATCGTCCCGATCAAGGCTGAAGACGGGTGGAACCTCCCTCCGCTTGGTCAGGAAGACGGCACGGCGTTTGGGTGGTTCGATCGTTGGCAGGTCGGTACAACGCCTGACGGCAAGCTCATCACGGACTACGCCGACTGGGAGGCTCGCGACCTCTATCAGATGCTTCAGCGCGACTACAAGTCGCGACAGATGGAGAACGCACTGGTTCTTCCGATCATTTCCGCAGAGCACAGCATCGTGGAGATGAAGGGTGATCGAGGCGAGAGCGAATGGCTGAACACCTACATGTCGGCGGATTTGCTGTCTGGTGGAATGCGTACATCGCTCGATGAGTTGATTGGTCTCACGACTACCGGGTTTTCGTACAAGCGTGCCTACTTTGAGAAAGTGGTTCGACCCGGAACCGGCATCTTCTCCGGCAAATTCGTCTACGACGATATTGCGTTCAGGCCACAAACGACCTGTCGCATCATGCGGGAGCCGGTGACGGGTAGATACGCCGGTTTCGAGCAGGAGGCGTACTACATCGGTCCTGAAATTTCACGACCGAACAAGTGGCCGATCCAGATTGAGCCGCAGCGAGCTTTCGTTTTCACTCATGGCACCCGGCGTGACCCCCTTAACGGAACTTCTGATATGGAAGTTGCGTATTGGGCGTACAAGACAAAGCAGAAGATTCTACTTCTGTGGTTCCAGTTCGCAGAGCGCGTTGCGCTGCCCCGCGTTGTTGTGAAGGCAAACGACGGCGGAACCGCGAAGAACGTTGCTTCGGAGATTGCGCGCATGAAGAACAGCGGTGTGATCCCGATTGCTGCCCCGCAGGGGCCGGCGTCTGTCGGCATTGACATGCTCGATGTCTCCGGTAAGGGAGCGGAGCAATTCCAGGAAATCATCCAGTGGCTCGACAACGCAGCTACTCAAAGCATTCTTGCCGGTTTCTTGGAGTTGACATCCACCACTGGACTTGGGCGCGGAAGCTACGCGCTTTCATCGGATGCGTCCGATTTCTTCCTTCAGAGCCTTGAGTCCAAAGCGCGCGAAATTGAGCACCAGGTTCGCCTTGAAGTTTTCGCTCCGCTTATTCGCTGGAACTTCGGCCCCGATGCCGTAGTGCCACGTTTGAAGTTCGAGCCGCTGAACGATATCGACAAGTCCACGGCTGTAACTTTGCTCGAAACCGCAATGGCGATGCCACCCGGTGGTCCGGTTCCGAATTCGTTCATTGCGGGATTGGCTGAGCAGGTCAGTTCGTATGTTGGTCTCGACGGCCAGCAGATGAAGAAGGATTTCCAGTCGAGTTTCGACCAGGCCGCTCAGCTCGCGCGCCAGCAGGCCGCGAACATGGGCGGTGCTCCCGCGTCACCGGTTGGGCAAGCGGTGGCCGGGGTCGCCGGAGCCGTAGGAGCGGCGCAGCAGGCCGTCCAGGGGGGCTGACGTGGCTTTCACCCCACCGACGTATGCAAGTGAGCTAGGAGCGCCGCAGCGACCGCAGCAGGCCGTCCACACGGTGCAGCCTCCGCCACAGGACGACGCGACAGTACGGGCTATCGCGAACATCCTTCTCGCCGGGGCCGCTTTCGCTACCACCGCGAAGGCGATCGAAGTCTTGCTGAGCCCATTTCACATCTCAGCGCAAGCCGCGCAAGTTGCACTGAGTCTCGCGAACCAAGGCACGAAGCACCGCCCGAACGCCCGGCTCTCCCACACACCCGGCGTTCGCACGAAAGGTGAAGTGCGAACAGTTCGTGATAACGAAGTTTATTATCGGGCCGCGTACATCGGAAATGCAGCGAAGCGAATCCAAAAATCTCTTGATGATGGAAAAACTATTCGCACCGCACTCTCTGAGGAAAGTTTGCTCTATCGCGCTCACGAGAAAGCTCGAAAAGAGCGGCTTCTCACTGTCGCGAAAGTACAGCGTGCAGCGAACATTTATGGTTCTTTGCTTGGGTGGTACCTCGACCCAACGAAAAATAACGAAGCCGAGTGTATTGCGGCGAATGGAAATAATTTCTACGCAAACCAAGGAACCGTTATCGGGCTTCCTGGCTCAGTGCACATGAATTGTGGATGTTACGCGGGGCCTCCACACGAAGGTGCCCCGTTGGTAAATGACGTTTTGCACAATGTCGTGAAGTTCGGGCGAGCAAAGCCAAAGTTCAAGCTCCGCGCCTAGGTACGATAGGCGCATGACGACGACCATTCCGCATCTGGACGGGCACAGCATCGCCCGCGCAATCGACAGGGCCGCTGAGACGGTCAAGGAGGACATCTTCTCCGCGCTCCGTGAGGCAGGCGTGCTCTCTGATGGGGCACCGGAGGTTCCCACCGAGCCTGAGACGCCGGAGGTTCCTGAGGAGCAGCAGACCCCTGAGACGACCCCTGAGACGACCCCTGAGGAATCGACTCCGAGCGGAGAGGAGCCCGCGCCTTCACCGGACCCGGCGTCTGAGCAGACCGCGCCGGAGCCCTCCACGACCGAGCAGGTTCCGGTTGAGGCAGGTCCCCCGAGCACTGAGCCGAACGCCGGGTAATCATGTCTCGATATCGGTTGCGCGATCCATACGTGGACCTGGCGATCACGCCGGGCGGGCGAGTCGGTGACGCCTCCCCGCTCGGCAAGCCGGGATCGAAGCGAAAGCTCTCGGATTATGAGAGAGAAGTAGCCCACGCGCTTATGCGTAAGCGTGGAATGTCCCGCAAGCGTGCAATTATGATTGCGCGGGGTGTTATCGATCGTGCTGCAAAGACTGGCCGATGGGGGCGTGGCAAGAAGGCGAGTCCGCAGGTTCGTGCGGGGGCCGTTGCGTCGGTAGCGCAGCGCAAGACTTTCTGAAAGGTTGGGAAGCCGGGAAATGGGCCGGTCGGAAAAGAAATACAATCTGCGCGAAATTGATCTTGCCGCAGTAAACAAGCACCACGTTCCCGGCACGGCATATCATTGGAAGCACGGCTACATTCCGCTTGATGCGCGCACCGCAGCATTGTGGAAGAAGAAGGATTTTGAGCACAAGCTGATTCGTGAAGGTCGAATCCATACGCCGGAGCCTGAAGAGTGGCACAGCGCTTTTACTCGTGGAAAGGCTGTCGAGAGCCCAACCGCCAGTAAGTCAAACCGCGCTACACGCGAACTACCTTTCGCCGGAGTGGCTAAGAGTGCTCCCAAGGAGTCTGGTCCTACCGAATTTCAGCGCGAAGCGTCTCGGCGTTATCTCGACATGCATAAGACGTACTTGGATTACTCAACGGGACGTGGTTCTCGTAATCCGAGCGAAACGTTCAAAGCGGAGCAGGCGCGCCTTCGTTCTGAGCTGAGTGATGCGGCAAAGATGTTGCACGCTTCTGGTCTTGGAGGAAAGCACGGGTTGCCGACCTCCGAAGAGGCTTTGCACGAGCCTAAGTTCCAGCCGTACGAGCACGGCGTGGATGTAGCTTCGATGCTTGCAGAAAATAAGAAGTGGCACGATTTCCACGGGAAGCATTTTCGGGGGGCGAAGGAAGTCGCGGGGCCGGAGTATCGTCCGAAGCGTCTTGTTTCGTCGTTTAAACGCGGTGACAAGGTGAACGATACAACTCTGCCGGGGGACGACCACGGCAAGGTGGTGGATATCCACCCTACAGGTGGTGTCACTGTGCGCTGGAACGAAGGCAAGCTGAATGAGGCTGAGCACTACTACACGCACGATATTGCAGAGAATGCGTTCGAGAAGGTTGCCCCGACGCGCAAACCGCGCACGGTAAAGCCGAAGACGGAAAAGCCTACCTCCGAGAGCACACGAAGCACTATCGAGAAGCTCGAAAATCCGAAAAAGGGCGACATTCTCGAAGATAGCAGGGGTCGCTATCGGTTCAGCGGCTCAACGTGGATGCGTGAATACCAGAACAGCGATGGTACGTGGCGTCGTTCGAGCTATCGTGGCGGTGATTACGGCCCGACGACAATGATTATGCAGGCACGTCGTCGAGGTATTGACGGTGTAGAAGCCGAGGATATCAATTCGCATTTCAATTCTGCCGAATTTCAGAATCGTGCAGATGAGCGAATCCGTCAGGCTGGAATCAAGCAGTTTGGTTCCGAGAAGATGCATGGGTTTATCCCGGTCGGTGCGACTGAAGCGATGTCCGCGCATTTCGACAGCAGCGGGAGTCCGATGGACCCCGAAATGTTGAAGTTGATTACTTCGACATATAGCACCGGGCACCATGTTTTCTTGAAGCACGACAACGGCACTGTTCTGCATATCGGAACGCCCGGCACAAGTAAGAAGGACGTGCAGACTCTTGCACAGCGAGTTCATGAAGTAACTGCCGCCACGGAGCATATGATCGGTCCGCAGAACGGCGGTCGCGTGATGTACCACCTTGACCCGACGTATGCAGATGGAAAGCGTTGGGGGAGTACGCTCGCTTATGTGCTTGGCGGCGATACGTTGAATGTGCATATCTCGCCCAAGGCGTTGAAATATGCAGGCGAAAAGATCGGTGGTCAGACGCATCACTGGTTGCACAGCCACAACGATGCAGCGAATACGTTGGAGCACACGCTCATCCACGAACTTGGCCACATCCACCACAACCGCACGGGTAATTTCGACGTGACTACCCGTGGTGAGCATGCCAAATTCCACGCCTCCGTGTACTCCGGTGTTCCCGGCGCCCAATATGGCAAGAAGAATAATCGCGAGGGGTACGCGGAAGCGTTTGCGCAACACATCACGAACGATGTTCACGGTGAGCGCATTCACAAGAAGTTGCATATTGCGCCAGAGGACGAAGCGAGCATGTCGATGCGAGAAGCTCACGACGCTCTTGCCAGGAAGTATGCCGAACATTTCGGCTGGACAACCCGAGCCGCAAAGGGGATTACCGCATGACGAACATTCGACCGAAAAATTGGTCTGGTATCCCTGACGAGCTGGTTCGCCAGGCCACGCTTGGGGGCGACAAAGACGCCCGCCGAGAGGCAGTCAAGCGTGCACTACGTGGAAACAGGCACGCGAAAACCACTATTCTAGTTCACAACAACATGCGGAAGAAGGGTAAGTAATGGCGCAGAACAACCATTCTCCTCAGGCTGTTGCTTCCCGACAGAAGCGCCAGCTTGCGAAGAAGATCATCAAGGCCCCGAATCCGAAGAAGGAAATTGCGGCCTTCAAGAAGCAGGCCGGTGTCGCCGGGCAGGGCAAGGCGGCGTTCACGGCAGCGCTGAAGCAGCGCGCTTCGCAGCCGGGGCACCTTCGCGCCAAGGCGCTCCTGGCCGCTCAGAA